CTGAGCCCATATCAGGGGCTTGGAACTTAATGGAGCTCATGAATGATGAGATTCCAATTGTTGAGAGGGGTCAGTTTGTCTCACCTGTTGATGCGGTTTTCGAACCGTATACTTGGGGGGATTACCTGGCTCATCTTGTGCCAGCTAAGCGCAAGCAGTTTGAGGGATTCCAGAAAATTGTTAACGAGGGCAAGCTGTTTCGAGAGAAAGATGTCACCTTCAATTGCTTCATCAAGAAGGAGAAGATGGTGAGTATGACTGTCAACGGCTGTGGCTTCGATCGTCCACGGATGATAAGTGGGTGCTCCAAATGGACAAAGTACATTGCTGCACTCTGGTTTTACAATTATGGATGCGCCCTTAAACTTGTGTGGCATATTGATAACTGGATTTGGTACTGTTCCGGTGCATTGACCGATGATTTTAATCGTTGGATTACGATTACAATCAAGGTTACGCCCGGGACTATATTGTACTTTTTCACAGATTTTTCAAAATATGATGTCACGCAAGGACTGTTGGCAATAACGCGTGAGGTTGCGTGGTACAGAAAGTTGGGATTTGCAAGGAACGTGCCCTATGGGGAAGTTATCTTGCAGTCCAAGCTGCAGGGTATGTGTCGTGCTAAGCAGATGCTGTTTAGCAGGCCCGGTACTCGCAAGTCAGGTGACCTCGACACTTCTAGTGGAAATTCCAAGATCACGGGAGAGGCTATTGGTCTCTTCTTTAAGATTCATGCCTTAAAGACTGCACAAGGATGGCAGTCATGGGCGATGACAATTTCGGTGCTACTTCCCTAGAGCGTGTCTTACAGGTCTTCGGGACCGTTGAGAACTTCGAACAGCGGCTTCGGAGTTTTCTTTCGGACTTTGGTTTCAAGATTTAAGTCGGAACTTCCTTGGATGTGGTTATGGCAGAGTTTCTGTCTGGCCGCTACTGGCCGACGAAGTTCGGGTATCGGTTTGGCAAAAAACCAGGTCGCGTTTTAGCCAAAATCGGGTACCTCTTGGCGAAGCAGGGTCGTAAACCTGCCGATTACCAGCGCAGTTTCAAAGGAACGCTGGTTTCGTATTTGCCGACGGCTAATCATGTCCCTTTTTTACGCGTGTACATACATGAGTGTCTTGCCTTTATGACTGGAATTCAGGCTGACTACTCGGGTACGAGATACCGCGTGAAAGGGGGGGTGTGTCAGGCGGATGATGAGACATGGGCTGCTTTTGAGGAGCTCTATGGATTGAATCGTGATGATGAGCGCCTGTTCGCTGTAAAGGTGAGAGATCACCTGCGTGGCGGGCGATTTGGCTTCCTAGATAGTTGGGAGGTCGAGGTAATGCATCATATTGATTTTCTCCTGGAGTGACTCCAGCCCAATGCAACCCTGTTGCTCAGTTTCACAAATAAAACTACAACACATCAACCATGCCTAAGAAACGACTTAGGAAGAGGACTAGGCGTGCGCGCCTGCGCGCCCGCCGCAATGCTGGCGACCAAAAGGAGGTGATCTCTAGGCCGAGTGCGTTCGGTACGACAATGCGTACCGGCCGGCCACTTGATCGGCTTCGGTTTACGCATCGTGAGTTCGTAATGGACTTGACTCAATCAGTGTCAAGTGCGGATGAAAGGTATTACCATGCTGTTAACCCCGGATTATCTTCGGTATTTCCGTGGCTACATGCAGTGGCTAGTTCTTTCGAGAAGTACACTTTTCACAAGCTCAAGTTCCATTACATCACGAGCTTGCCAACCAGTATTCGTGGAATGGTGGCACTCATTCCAGACTATGACGCGGCTGATAGCAATACCACCCTGGGAAAGGGGGATTTGCTCGGCTTTGCGGACGCGGCCCGTGGGCCGTGTTGGGCTAATGTTACCCTAACCTGCGACAAGAAATCGCTTGGACCTGTGAGGTTCACTCGCGAAGGTTTCAGTTTTGGGGGTGATATCAAGACCTATGATCAGCTTCAGTTGATAGTCATGCACAATGCTGCAACCACCGGCGTCGTCGGTGAGTTGTGGGTTGAGTATGACGTGGAGCTGTTTATTCCGCAACATGAAGGTACAGGAGCTGAGGCGATGCAGTGTGCATTCACGCCTACAGCTTACAATAAACCCTTCGCTGCGCCCAATGAAGTTGGCAATAACTGTGGTGTTGCCGTCAAGGACGACAACACCCTGCAATTCAAGGAAGCGGGGAAGTACCTCGTTAGCTTGTTGGGCACCGGGACTGGTTTGGGCAATGTCCAATTGCCCACTACCAATTACGCTACTGCTGAAGACAAGTTGACAGTTAAGGGGGACTTCACTAACGCCACGAGCACTGAGTGGATGACTGAGTGGCTCGTTAATGTTGCACCCGAAGAAAGGGTCGAACCTTTCGAGATCAATTGGCAAGGCCTCTCGGCGGGGACTGTGAATGCGCATACAGCGCTGATCACTGAACTGCCGGGTTTTGCCACGGTCTAAGGAAAC